CTGGTCATCGTCGCCGGTGTCCGCCTGCAGTCGATGTGCGCCCACCACCTGCTGCCGTTCTCCGGCGTGGCCACCATCGCCTACCGCCCGAGCCCAGGCCAGCGCATCGTGGGGCTGTCCAAGCTGTCCCGTGTCATCACCGGCTACTCCCGCCGCCTCCAGGTGCAGGAGCAGATCGGGCACCAGACCGTCTCAGCGCTGATGGACCGGCTGCAGCCCAGCGGGGCAGAGGTCATCATCACCGCTGCTCATGACTGCATGAGACTTCGCGGTGTCCGCGAGGACGGTGCGCTGACCACTACCTACTCCGCCGTCGGGCTACTGCTCGAACATGAGCGGGCTGCGATACGCGAAGCTCACGCCCACCATGTCCGCGATCTTTGATCCGGGCACCATCGGCCGCGTCTCCCGCTCCTGGCAGCCCGAGACGCGCCAGGCGGTGGTGGATTACCTGCGGGCCTCCCGAGCTCGCGAGGACATCAAGCATCGCTATTCCAACGCTGCTGATCTAGCCCAGGCGATCGACCCCGGCTACAACGTGACACCGGCGCTCAAGATGATCGCCGATGCCATCGAGGTTGTTCTGAGCAAGCCACGCCACAATCTGCTCGTGACCACCCCGCCGCAGGAGGGCAAGTCCTCGCTGTGCGCTGTGTTTACCCCGCTGCGAGCCCTCCAGCTCAATCCGAACCGCCGCATCATCTTGGCGACCTACGGCGACTCGCTTGCCGAGGATCACAGCCGTGCCTGCCGTGATCTCATCGTGCGCCATGGCTCCGGCGTGGTGGATTCGATGACCGGTGTCGAAGTCGCTGACAAGATCGGTCTCAAGCTGTCCTCCAGCTCATCCAAGGTCCAGTCGTGGAGGATCGAGGCTGCCCGCGGCGGCATGATCGCCGTCGGGCTCGGTTCGTCCATTACCGGACGAGCCGCCGATCTGTTCATCATTGACGACCCCTACAAAAACATGATGGAAGCCGATTCGGCCAGCCACCGTCGTCGGGTCGACGAATGGTTCGCCTCAGTCGCCCAGACCCGGCTCTCGCCCGAGGCGTCCATGATCCTGATCCAGACTCGCTGGCATCCCGAGGATCTGGCTGGGCAGATCATCGCCGGTGAGTCTCAGGTCGAGGAGTGCTATCGGACCTGGCGGCATATCAACATTCCCGCGATCTCCGAGGACGGCATCTCAGACTCGCTGCGTCGTCCGCCCGGCGTTGTCATGGATAGTGCGCGGGGGAGAACTAGGTCGGAGTTCGAGCAGACGCGGCGCAAGGTCGGGGAGCGCGTCTGGTACGCGCTGTACCAGGGTTCACCCCGTAACCCTGCCGGTGGCCTGTTCATGCGGAGTTGGTTCGATACGCGGCTATCTGAGCCGCCGGAACGTACCGTCGCGTCCGTGGTTGGTGTGGACCCTGCCGACAGCGGCGAAGGCGATGAGACCGGGATCGTTGCCGCCTCGCTGGTGGGCGATGGCTCGGTCGTGCTGACCGAGGACTGGTCCGGGCACTTCACCGCTGACGAGTGGGCTCGCCAGGCCGTGATCCTGGCGCTCACCGTCGGAGCTCGCGAGATCGCCATGGAAGCGTATTCAGCTGCCACCACCTATGTGGCCGTCCTCAAACGGGCGTGGAAAGACATTCACGCCGAGGCGGTAGCTAAGAAACGATCCGGGGCCAAGCTGAGCGACATCGAGGTCCTAGCGCTCCCGGTGCAGATGCCGTTCTACGTTTTCAAGTGGAGGGGCCGGGGGACCACCGACGCCGTGGGCCGGTCCTCGCTACTGCGGCAGGCGTTCGAGACCGGCAAGTGCAAGACCGTCGAGCACAAGCTGTCCATCTTCGAGTCCGAGGCTGCCGACTGGCAGGCTGGGCAGCATCAGCCCGATCGTGTTGCCGCTGCGCTTATCGCCCACGATCGACTGGCTGCGTTGGGGTCGGGGCAAATCTCAATGTCATCCCCGGTTCCCATCAGACCAGTTGAATCCCCGGCATGGCTTAAACGCCGCATCGGGTAGCTTCCACCAGCACAGCTTGGCAGGTACCCGCTGGCGGACCAGAACGCAGTTCATTTCCAGGATCAGGTGCATAGGACCCGCTGAGCAGGCGGGTCGATCAGTACGGTGATGGCTCGGCTGAGCGCCTGAGCGTTCAGCCGTCCGATGATCTGGTTGCATGGCCCGCAGAGCAGCGCCCTGACGCAACCGGGGCACCCGACGTCGGGAGCATGAGAACAGCCCTCCCGATAGTGGTCGTGGTCGACGGCCAGCCGTTTCGCTTTTCCGGTCGCCTTCTGGCAGACGAAGCATCGCCCGTTCTGCGCGGCATAGATCGCCCAGTACTGCTCGCTGGTCAATCCGTAGTTCGCTTTCGTCCGAAGCTCATGCGAGCGGTTGCGTGCCTGCTTGCGGCGCTCACGGTGATGCGTCATGCATCGCGGTGATCTCGGCCCGCCGTACGGTGTGGCTCTGATCGTCGTGACGCCCTCGGTGATGCAGTCAGTGCAAGTAACCCGCGCCATGCTCGTCACGTTACTCGGTGCGCTATTCTCGGCTCATGTACACGGCCCTCGTCCTGTCTGTTTACCTGCTGGCCGTTATGCGACTGACCAGGCTGGTGAACGCTGACACAATCCTGGACCCCGTGCGGATCAGACTCGCCCGACGCTTTGGGGCTGAGTCGGTTCCGCTGGAGTTTCTAGGCTGTGCATGGTGCGTTGGCTTCTGGATCAGCTTGGCAGGGGCTGTAGTTCCGGTGCTCGTTCTGGGCATGTCGTGGTGGTGGCTGCTCCCGCTGGGGCTGGCGTGCAGTCAGATTGTCGGGATGCTCTCGCCGCTCTCATCTGACGAGGACATTGCCATCGAGACTGTCGTCGCCGACTAAGCACCCAGACGGGCTACCGTAGCGTTGTGGCTGCTCCTAATCTTCGTGTCGTTCGGCGGCCTAAGAACGGCGTCCGTCGAGCATTGACGGCTGCCAGCCAGCTTCTGGATGATCCCGCTGCTGCCTTCAAGTCCTCCGTGGTGAACACCGGCAGAGGCGACTGGCAGGACCAGGCGTGGGACATGCTCGACATCGTGGGGGAGCTGCGCTACTACGTTAGCTGGCGGGCCAACTCCTGCTCGCGCGTTCGGTTGATTGCCTCAGAGCTCGACCCCGATAGCGGGATGCCGACGGGTGAGTGTGACAACGCCCGCGTCGTGGAGATCGTCAAGGCCATCGCGGGCGGACCGCTCGGCCAGGGGCAGCTGCTCAAACGCGGCGTCGAATGTCTCACCGTTCCCGGCGAGCTGTGGATCGCCATCGTCATCACCGAGCTCGGTGAGCGGTGGCTGGTGCTGACCCGCGACGAGATCAAACGCAAAGGTCAGGTCGTCGAGATCGCCTTGCCCGAGGGTGGCGTCCACGAGCTTGATCCTGGCGTCGACACGATGTTTCGGGTCTGGAATCCGAGGCCCCGCAAGGCTCACGAAGCTGATTCCCCGGTGCGGTCCACCATGGATTCGCTCAAGGAAATAGTGCGGACGACCAAGACGATCAGCAATGCCAGCAAGTCCCGGCTCATCGGTAACGGCGTTGTCTTCGTCCCGCAGGAGATGTCCCTGCCGTCCTCGAGCTCGCCCGGTGCCATGGGTGATATCGACATGGAGCTCACCGGCTCCCCCGCCGTCAAGCAGCTACAGGAGTTGCTGTTCCAGGTGGCCCAGACCGCCTACGACGACGAGGACTCGATGGCGGCGCTGATCCCTATGTTCGCCGCCGTTCCCGGCGAGCAGGTCAAGAACGTGTCGCATCTCAAGTTTGACAACAGCGTTACCGACATTGCGATCAAGACCCGCAACGATGCCATCGCCCGGCTGGCGATGGGCCTGGATGTATCGCCCGAGCGCCTGCTGGGGCTGGGCTCCAACAGCAACCACTGGAGCGCGTGGCAGATCGGTGACGAGGACGTTCGGCTTCACATCATCCCGCCTGTCGAGACCATCTGCTCCGCTCTGACCGATCAGGTGCTGGTACGGATGCTTGAGCTGGAAGGTCTCGACCCGACCGGCTACGTCGTCTGGCATGACTCCTCCATGCTCACCGCCGATCCTGATCTCACCGACGAGGCGACCAATGCCTTCGACCGTGGTGCGATTACCGGCGCGGCCTACCGGGAGTTCCTTGGCTTGGGCGATACCGGTTACGACCTGACCACGTTGGAGGGCTGGCAGGAGTGGGCGCAGGATCGGGTGTCCGTCGACCCAACGCTGCTTAATTCGCTGCTGCCCTTGCTCGACACGCTCGACGGCGTGGTGGAGATCTCCTCACCCCCACCGCCGCCCGTCGCCGAGCAGCCGCCTGCCATCGAGCAGAACCCGCAACAGGAACCCCAGACCGCGGACAACCCTCCCGCCCCGGCGGGCCAGACCGCCTCGGCCCAGAGCGCCGTGGTCGAGATTATGGTGACCAGGGCTCTCGAGCTGGCGGGTAAGCGTCGGCGTACCCGCGCCGACTACGAGCGGCTGCGGGACGTGCCCATGCACGAAACGCATCGGTTCATGCAGTCCGCCGACCGCGAGTCGGTTCCCGATCTGATCCGGGGCTGGGACTCGGCGCTGGAAGAAGACGTCCTCGAGCGCCTCGGTATCAACACCGACGCCCTGCGGTCGGTGGTGCGTAACCGTGTTCTGGCTGAATTAACCAGACCGGTGGTTGACGTCTAATGTGGCCGAGCTATGAGCTGATCGACCGAACCACGGAGTCCGCCGAGTGGGCGCTGGAACAGGCTTACAAACTTGCCATGTCCGAGTGGCTGGCGACGTTGGGTCCGCAGCTTCTTCCCGAGTTCGACGGGGAGTCCGCGATGCTTCCCCCCGATCTGGATGCGTTGGTCGGACCGGAGTCGATGGCCGCGTGGGACGAGCAGGTCCGCGACATCATCATTCCTGCCGTCGTGATGATCTGGTGCTACTCCTTTGCTCAGACCGCCTATGTCTTCGGTGCCGATATGCTCGCCGATACCCGTCCGGCTATGACCGCGGACGGTGCGCCCGACGACGATCGACCGCCGTGGGAGATTCCAGGCAATCCAGGCTATGTGGTTCCCCTGTCGCCCGAGAAGGCTGCTGCCGCTCGTCGGAAGTTCGACGAGGATCGCCGGGCGGAGCTTGAGCATCCAAAGATCCAATGGACGACGGACCCCGCCACCGGCGCACCCGTTCCTGTCGGGACGCCCGACAACCCCTACGGTCTGTCCGATATGTGGACGCAGGACACCAGGACGCCCGAGGAACGCAAGCGGCGGGCTGCCCAGATTAACAAGGACCTGCTCAACCCGGAGCCGGTGAGTCGCGGAATCTCGCCGGACGGAAAGTCCGCAAACTGGACCTCAGACTTCCCGACGTGGTTAGCCCACGTTCGTTCAGAGCAGGCTGTATTCCGCGACGTCGCTGAACGTACCGGTGGTGGTCCGGCGTTCGGGGAGTACCCGCCCGAGGCGGAACCCCGCTTCCCCTCCGTCGTGTGGATACGACCAGGGATACCTGAACAGACCCCCGCAAACACACGGGATCGAAGTCGTACCTCAAAGCGTTGGGTCGAAGCCAACTGGCCCACGCCCATCCGAGATCTGACCAAGCGTCAGATGTCCAAGCGGGATCTTGTGGGCCGCATGGTGGCGTTGGCGTGGGAAACCAACCCCGAGCAGGTCAAGCAGACCGCGCTTCTGGTGTGGGATCAGGTGTCCAACAAGCGGCGGCTGGAGATGTTCATCGGCTCCTACGGAGTGAGCCAGTCCATACCCGGTCGAGTGCGTGACCTTCTTGTGGGCTCGACGAATAACAACACCCGACGCGCCATCCCCATGGGTGAGTTCCGCGCCGAGCTCGGCTTGTGGCTCAAGTCAGCTATCTCCACCACGACCGGTGTGCTGGCTAAAGGCGCGAAGCACATTTCCTACCACCTTCCTCGACGCGAGCGAGCTCGATGGGACACCGAGGCTGATGTTCGCGCCGACCGGGTGCTGAACGAGGGCTCAGACGTGTACGAACCCGGCCCCGCCCGCCCCGCCGTCGGCATGTGGGAGCGCCATCGGGCGCTTGCTCGCGAGAGCGGTCTTCAAGCGGCTGGCATTATCAACCAGGGCATGTTAAGCGCCGCCGCTTCTTCGGGGATTGACTTCGACAAGGTCTGGTGCGCTCACATGGATCGGCGTACCCGCGACACCCACTATGTCGCCGACGGTCAGCGGGTCTCGGTCGATGGTGACTTCACCGTGGGTGGTGCCAAGCTGGACTATCCCGGCGATCCTTCTGGCCCGAGCCAGGAGATCAGCAACTGCCGTTGCCGTGTCGGCATGACCGATATTGGCGAGGCCCTGCCGCCTGAGCAACGGCGCAATAGTGCTCAGAAGAACGAGATCATCCACCGCAGTAGGCAAGGGCTCATCCGAGCCCGAGATGATCAAGCCGGGCTCGGGTACATCCCGCCTGATAATGCTGTGATGACCGCAGCGCTCGATGAACAGGAGTACGACATGATCAACGGCGAGTTCCGTACCTTCACCGATTCGGTGGTGGCGTTCATCGGTACGCCCACTAGCGACGGCCGGATGCTGGCGAAGGGCATCAGCCTGACGTTCCGTGCTTTCCCGCTTCCCCTTATGTGGATGAAACAAGGCGCAGACGGACATACCGCGGCCTACACAGTTGGTGTGATCGAGAGTGCTGAGCAGCGCGAGGACACCGTGGTGGCTTCGGGCTATCTGCTCAATACGCCCGAGGCGGACGAAGCCGCAGATCAGCTTGCCCACGGTGTGACCCGCCCGAGCGTGGACCTGGCAGCCGCGACGTGGATTGCCACCGACGCTGACGGTTGTGAGATTACCGAGGACGCCGACGTCGAGGCTTTCATGACGATGACGGAGGCCGAGCTGATCGGTACCACGCTCGTCGCCACGCCCGCGTTTGGCGATACCGCGATCGAGCTGAACCATTACCGAGAATCGCGCGACGTCGCTTTGGTTGCTGCTGCCGCCGATGAGTTCCGTCCCCGCGTGTACGACCACAGGCTGTTCGACAACCCGAACCTTCCCGGCCCGACGTTGCCCACCATGGGTGACGACGGCAGGGTCTACGGCCACTTGGCCTGCTTCGGTGAGTGCCACCGGTCGATCCAGTCCGAGTGCGTGATCGCTCCGCGGAGCCGGAGCGAGTACGCCCACTTCCACACCAGCCCCGCGCTGCGTCTTGACGACGGCGCTCGGCTGCCCGTCGGGAGACTCACCGTCGGTACTGGTCACGCCCACAGCGGAGCCAGCCCTCGCGCTGCCGCCGCCCATTACGACAACACCGGGACGTGCTTTG